CTGGTGATTATTTTGAAATTCCATATATTTTAACAGGCGATGGAGAAAAAATAATGCATTTTGAGTTTGACGGAGAGGACATTACTGAAACAGTATCTTCGTCTGGCACAAACTCAAAAAAGACAATTTATTTTGAAACAAGAGGGCATGGAACGTACACATTAAAAATGTACGCGGAAATGGAGCTCTCTGGTCAAACTGTTACAAGCGACGTTTATTATTTTGATATTATGCGCGTAATGGGTACGACGCCTTTGATTAGTTCAGTTTGTGACATTGTTAGCGCGAAACAGTACGAAACAGTTGGTATTCCATTTGCTGTTTATCATGCGACAGATGCTGCGCCCGTTGTTGACCTTATTATTAGTAAAGACGGTGTAGTTCATTCTCAAAAAACAATGACTGCGAATCGTGGAGAGCGAGTTATTTGGCATGCAAGAACAACAATAGTTGGTAATGTTGATTTTACTATTTCATATGATGGCGTAAGCAAAACTCATACTATTGCTATTACAGAAAGCGATATTAATGTGTCTGTAAGACAAAATGATATGGCATTTGAGTTGAGAGCCGCTGGAAAGTCAAATAATGACACAGATAAAGATGTGTGGGTTAGTAGCATTGGAGATGTATCTGTAGATTTTGAAAATGTTGGCTGGAATGTTCAGCAAAAAACATTTATTGTAACAGGCGCTGATTCTGGTTCAGAAATAAAGAAAAAATATGCAATTGGCACTGGATGGGCTACCGATGACAACGGTGATACTGCACTGAGATTGTCAGGAGATGCGAGAGCTACAATCAACTTTAAGCCATTTGCTGAAGACTGGACTACGTCAAAAACAATTGAGATGGAATTTGCAATTCGCGATGTTAATAACCGTGACGCAGTTGCGATTTCTTGTATGAATAATAATGTTGGTTTTAAGATTACTGCGGACACGGCTTCTTTGATTCGAAATAATGTTCCTATTGTAGAAGCGAAGTATGTAGATGATGAAAAAATTCATTTGGCGTTTGTAGTTGAAAAGCAGGTTATGAACGATCATACTGTTAGACTGGTTACATCTTATTTGAATGGTGTGCTGTCTAGCGCGGCTACGTTTGCTGAGAGTGATTCTATATTTCAAAATCCTGCCGTTAATATATCTGTCGGGTCTTCTGACTGTTCTCTTGACTTATACATGATGCGCTTTTATGATGTTGCTCTTACTAGTCATGAGTTGAGAGACAATTATATTGCGGATAGCATGGATGCAGATCTATTGGCAGATAATGATGTTTATGTTAATGGTGCAATTGAATATAGTAAGCTAGAAAACAAGATTCCAGTTATGAGAATTACTGGCGAACTTCCTTCTAAAAAGGCGGATTCAAATAAGAAAAAGGGCGGCAGAGATTATCCTGTTGATGTAATTTATACAAATAAAAGCCCAATTCCAAGTATTCAAGAGAATAATGTGTTAATCCATGTACAAGGCACGAGCTCCGAAGGATATATCAGAAAAAACTGGGACCTTGATTTTGAAAATGAATACCAACACATGGATGGACAGTTGCCAACCGACTATTTTACTATGAAAGCTGACTATGCAGAGGCTACAGGCACGCACAATACCGGCAATGCAAACTATGTGCATACTTTTTATACTGCAGATAAGTTTAGTGATGATGCGCCTTTTGTCATTGATCCACGCGCAAGGTCGACGATAGCTGGATTTCCATGTGTAATTTTCCATCGCAAAACAGAAAGTGAACCATATACCTTTGCTGGAAAATATAATTTTAACTTTTCAAAAGATTCTGAAAATGTATTTGGGTTCACAGCTACTCGTGAAGATGGCACTCCAATTTACCCAAAAATTCAGTCATGGGAATTTTGTGAAAACAAATATCTTGCATGTAGGTTTAGACAAGACCCAGATGCTTCAGATATTACAGAAGATAATTGGAAAGAATGGTTCGATGACAGATATCTTTACGATGGCGGTGACCTAGAAGACTTTAAAATTATGTATCGCTGGGTTTATTCTACCTGCCAGGACAATGCAACAGGAGAAAATCTTGCCGATGCTTATGTGGATGTTGACGGTGTAACTCATACTAAAGATACAAAAGAATATAGGTTGGCAAAATTTAAGACAGAGTTTAAAGAACACTTTGATTTAGATTTTAGTCTTGTTTATTATTTGTATACTTTTGTAATGTTGATGTGTGACCAGAGAGCAAAAAATATGTTCTTGACTTCATGGGATGGAATCATATGGCATCCGTGGCTATATGACAACGATAAAAATTTTTATGTCGTTGTAAAACCTTTTCTAATATACGGCGAAAATCATGAGAATGATAACGCCTAGGAAAATCATAAATAAGTTTTCGATATTTATTACTAATGATAAAGAGGTGTAATTAATTTTATGCCAAGAGTTAATGTGCTTGAAAAATATATCTATTTAATTGGGCAAAAAATCAATAAATGGACCGTTTTAGAATTAAAGCGTGATAGAAGAAATTGCGACGCTATATGCATGTGTGAATGTGGGAATATAAAACCCGTCAATGTATACAATCTTATTAACAATAAAACTCAAGATTGTGGATGTGGCAGAAAAGCAATGCTTAGAGAGGCAAGAACTAAAAATTTAGTTGGACAAAGGTTTGGAAAACTTGTTGCTGTAGAATTGTTGGAAGAGAGCAATAAATTTAATCGCAGGCTGTATAGATGTAAGTGCGACTGCGGCAATGAAATCATTGTTCCAAGCAGTTGTTTGACCACAAATCATACTTCTTCGTGCGGATGTATTCTATCATATTACAACATGTATATTGACATTTTATTGGATAAACTTAATGTTAAGCATAGGCCAGAATATACAATAACTATTGATGGACATAAATTTAGATATGATTTTTATTTATGTGATTATAATTTAATTATTGAATATGATGGCGAACAACATTATATGCCAGTTAATTTTGGTGACAATGATCCAATTAAAATGGAAGAAAATTTAAAAAGGGTTCAAGAACATGATCGTTTAAAAAATAAATATTGTGAAGAAAATAACATAAGCCTTTTAAGAATCCCGTATTGGGAAAAATATAATATCGATAAACTTATTCACGATTGCCTACAACGACTGAACGAAAAGGATCTTGCTAAAACAGCTTAAGCAAGATATGTAACAGTCTGAACTGCAACTATAATCTAAAAATGAAATTGCAGAGGGAAGGTCGGCGGTAACCAGACCGTCTTGGAAGAACCTTCCCCGCTTGTAGAAATACAAGTCATAAAAGTAACAGAGTGACATGTTTAGGCATTAATAATGAAGGCTATCTTCGTTACGATTATTACCATGAAGATTTAGGACAAAACGATGCTGTTGGCGCAACCAACGTGTATAACGGATATGATTCCGTGCTATGGAATAACTTTGCAGAAGCATTTAAAGATGATATTCAAAAAACATATAGCTCGTGGAGAAGTGGATATTCTCCGCTATTAAGTTACAATAATGTTATGAAATATTTTATAACAGATCAGTCTGATAAATGGTGTATATCTATTTACAATGAAGACGCAGAATACAAGTATCTATCAATGTACAGGAATGGCGACGACTCTTCTTTCTTGTATCAAGTTAAAGGCACAGGCGAAGAACACTTAAAGTATTTTATAAAAAATCGTTTGATGTATTGCGACTCAAAGTGGCAAGCAGGCGATTTTATTAATAAGGATACAAATACTATTTTATTGCGCCTAAACTCCCCTGACGGCATTGAGGATGATGCAATTAAACCAGATATGACGATTAAGTACAAAACATTCTCTAATATGTATACTGGTGTGCGTTATGGTACTAACGGCATATTGTCGTCTATATACACAGACAGAGGCAAACTAGTAGAACATAAAATGCCAGATGGTGAAGACCCAAATAACCTTGATACATATATTTTTGGTGCCAACGAAATTTCTGAGCTTGAAGATATGTCGTTATTGTATGCAAACTTAATTAATATTAGTGCAGCAAGCAAATTAACAAAGCTAGTAGTTGGCAATAGTCATCCAAATTATAAAAACGATGTTTTAAAAAGCCTGTCATTTTCTAATAATAGACTGTTGAGAGAAGTAAATGTATGCAATTGTACTGGACTGACAATGACGCTTGACTTCTCGCTATGTCCAGATATTCAATATATTTACGCTACTGGTAGCAAGATTTCAGGTGTACAATTGCCAGATTCAGGTTTCTTAAAAGTCATTCATCTACCTGAAACGGTTAGTAACCTTACATTTGTAAATCAGCATCACATAGAAGAATTTATTTGCGAAGGATATGGCAATGTTACTACGATCAAGATAGAAAACTCCAATAACATTCCATTGCAAGATATTTTACTTGGTTGTGATTCTTCTGTGTTGGCATCCGTATCTGTAAAAAATATTAATTGGAATGTTAGCTCTGAGGAAAATCTACAGATAATTGTTGACAAACTAATAGCATGCAATGGATCGGTTGTTGAAGGTGCAGTTTATTTGCCAAGTGGCGTAACTGTATCGGATGATCTAAAAGTTACAATTCATCAGAACTTTCCAAACTTAAATGTTATTGATGATAATCCAGTATTCTACATTGACTATTTTAATTTTGATAATACAATTTGGGATACTGAAATGGTAAGTGCAGGCGAAGATGCAATTGGTCCACAGAAAGGTGATCCAGATGATATTGTGCAAGAAGCATTTGGATTAAGACACTTGTTTGTACAATGGAAAGCATTGCCTGTTAATGTAAATAAAAATCATCAGATTGATGCAATATGGCAAACTCAATATTGGGTTAAATATTATGATAGCGACATATTGCTGTATGATTATTGGGCAGATCAAGGTAGCGAAGCAAAAGATCCAGTGTTAGATGGACCTATACCAGCACCAGAAAAACCTGGCAATGATGAGTTGCGATATTCGTTCAATGGATGGGACAATTTGCCAACGAATATTCAAAAATCGACAAACATAAACGCCCTCTGGTCCAACGTTTACCCCGTCCGCTTCTATGCAGCAGAAACCTCTACAATCCCACACTATGTACAATGGGTTAAAGAGGGCGAAGATGTTCATGATCCAATATCAACAAATGAGTGCGCTGCACCAAGTGACATTGTAACTGAAGATATTACACATGTGTTCTCTAATTGGAACAACATCCCGACAAATATAACTGCAATTACAAATGTATATGCAGAATACTCACCGTTCTGGGCTGTGCGCTTCTATAATGGTTACATCCTGGAAGACACTCAGTGGATACCAACAGGTGGATCTGCTGTAGACCCAGTTAAGTCAGGGCGCATTGTAACTCCTACAAGAGAAAGTACTGCACAATATGATTTTACATTCTCTGGTTGGGAAGGTAATTACACAAATGTAACTGATCCTAGAAAAATTATGGCTACATTTGACTCGACTATTAGAAGATACACTGTTTATTTCTACAATGATGACGAGATATTGCAAACAATTGAAAACGTACCATATGGAACTGCAAATGTAACTTACACTGGCAGCACGCCAGTAAAAACAGGAGTGGATAATCCAGAAGAGTACGTGTTCAAAGGATGGGTGCCAGCACCAGAAAACATTACTGGTGACACCGAATGCTATGCGCTATTCAAGTTTACTGGATATATTTTCGGAAAATTGAGTAATGATAGCGAATATGGCACTGTGGACAATCCAAACTGGGATGCAATTAATGCTTATTGGACCATAATTGGCTCCGATGTTGACGCTTACATAAGTGGATCTATGAGTAAATACGATTTCTACGCAAAGTATCAAATGGGTGGACGAATGATTATTCCTATTGCACTTTCTGGCAGTGATAATATCGTTGCCGATGTTGAAATCATTGCACGCGATCATGACGATTTGGCAAGCGGCTCTGGTAAAGCTCCGCTAACATTCTTCTGTAAAGATTTGCCGCAGATAACTAAACCAATGAATGCAGAAAAAGACAATGATGGAGGATGGGAGTTGTCTGAAATGCGCACGTTCGCTAATGGTGAATTGTTTGACGCATTGCCGCAAGAGCTCAAGGCATTAATTAAGCTTGTAGCTAAAATTTCTGACGGAGGCGCAACTTACAAGGCGTTAGTTACAACACACGATAAGATGTGGCTCGCATCGTATGACGAGGTTGGTTTTGTTGACGATGCTACGTATGGACTATTGGGTCAAGGCACTTGGTATAAAGACGTGTTCCCAACAAAAAATAGTCGTGTAAAAACAATTATAGATGATACTGCTGCGGCTGGCTGGTGGTTGCGTTCCTCTCACTATGGAAGCATAGATAGCTCCTTGTTCATTCAGGTTACTAAAACTGGCGGTAAGTATTGTTACTTCCCGTCAAGTGCACTATATGTGGCATTTGGATTCTGCATATAAAAAAAATAATACAACACACAGGGCAAGTTTGGAAAGATGACTTGCCCTTTTCTCTACAATTTTGGAAATGATAAATTGAAAGGAGATCGCTTATAATGGCTGAAAAAAAGCTTCATGGACGTATTGTGCATAAGCATGATACTGCCTCAAATTGGGCCAAAGCAACCAGTTTTGTGCCCATGAAGGGCGAACTTATTATATATGATATTGATGACACACATGATTATGAACGTTTTAAAATTGGCGACGGCAAGACTACTGTAAATGCGCTGCCGTTCGCAGGTTCAACTAATGATTATACTATTACAGAAAAGAACAAACTAGCTGATATCGAAAATGGTGCTAATAAAACAATTGTTGATAGCGCACTTTCTTCGTCTAGCACCAATCCAGTACAAAATAAAGTTATTTATGACACTTTTGATAGCCTTGTTGGCGACGACCCAGTGTCAGATCAAATTACAAAAGCAATTGCTGATAAAGTTGATTCTAAGGATGCGATCACAGGTCTGTCTGCGTCGGGCCAGACTGTAACATACACTAAGGGAGATGGTACTACTGGTACCATTACCACTCAAGATACACATATTACTTATTCTGCTGGTACTGGCATTGCGCTGGATGGT